CAGAGTAATTGGAGCAGCTTCTGCTGGAGCAGTAGGAGAAGTTCAAGTAGCTACAGATATGATTGCAGATGATGCAGTATCGGCTGCTAAATTAGCAGACACAGCAGTAAGTGCTGGGTCTTACACAACTGCTAACATTACTGTAGATGCTCAAGGTAGACTTACAGCAGCCTCATCAGGAGCAGGTGGGGACGGATCATATTTTCCAAGAATTCTTTCAAGCGGACCAGTTTCAACAAACGTCGCTACTCCAGCAAATGCAAGTAAATTTTATGCTTATGCTTCGGCAGGAGGAGGAGGTGGTGGATCAGGAACTGTAAGAAATCCAGCAGCTAGTGGTAGTTCAGGCGGGAGTGCTGAGTTTGCGTTTTATTCAGGAACTCTTGCAGCAAGTACAACCTATGCCTACAATATTGGAGGAGGAGGTGCAGGTGGACCTTCTGGTAATCAAAACAATGGTGTAAACGGAGGTGCAGGTGGAGATACTAACGTAGGATCTTTATTCACAGCGTCAGGCGGAGCAGCAGGCTTAGGTACAGGAAATGGAAATGTGGCTGCACCAAACGTGCCGAACTCACCAGCCTCAAATGCTGATTTCGTTTTACCTTCTGGTTACTTAGGAATATCTGTAGCTGGTGGAGGAGGAGGTGGCTCATCAAGTCCTAACGCAACTACTAGAGCAGGTAAGGCAGGTTCAGCTGGGTTTTTACAATTTTTTGATGATGGAGGACAATAGGAATGGCTTATATAATTACAATTAATAATCAGATTCATAAAATTGCTTCAAACGATGTTGAAAAAAATGAAATAGCTGTTTCTTTTCCACCATTCGAGGCTATCGATATAAGTGATGATGATTTTTCTAAATTAAAAAATGATTCAGCTTGGGCTTCTATTTCAGAGGGTAGTGTAACTATAACAGATTCAGATATGTCCATTAGTTATGAAAATGAAGATGAACTTAAACAATACATTGAGAACATTAAACCACTTTTTAAAAATTTTATTCAAAGAGTTAATGAATCTAAAAGTCTTTATTCAACAATAAACTCTTATTACACAACTTTAAATACATACGATTACTCATCAATAAATTATCCCCTAAATACTACATGGGAAAAATATTGCGAAGATAATTCAATAGATTATATTAATACTTTACAAATTCCTTAATTATTTTATAAGTAATAATGTTTGACAAAACTATTACTTTTAGAGCAAGTAAAAAATATATAGATAATAATAAAGACATTTTTCCAATTCCAAGCGTATTTAATATCCCTGCTTGGTTTAAAAAATTAGAGCATAAAAAAAATAACGAAACTGTTAAAGGATGTATGCCTTTTTTAGATACACTAACAGCTGGTTATATTTTAAAAATGCCTGTTGATTATTATATTGAACATAATGTAGACACAATAGGTGTAAAAAACACTGGATTTGAATCTTCTCAAATAAACACTGATTTAGCAGATGAAATAAATTTAAATTATAATAAGTTTGGGTCTTTTCATGCAACAACACAAGTTAAGGAAAGTCCTTTACTTGAAAAAAATAAAAATCTACCTATTCATAAAATTAATAATCCATGGTTTATAAAAACACCGCCTGGATATTCAACTCTTTTTGTTTCACCATTAAATAATAGTGATGATCGATTTTCTATAATTTCAGGTATTGTTGACACAGATACATTTAATATAGAAATTAATTTCCCAATTATTGTGAATGGTGATAAATATCCTACATTAAAAACTACAATAAAAAGAGGCACTCCATATTGTCAAGTGATACCATTTAAAAGAGATAAGTGGAAAATGAAAATTGATCCTATCAGTAAAGAAACAAAGAAAACAAATATGTTTTTTTTAAAAAAACTATTTATAAATAATTACAAAGAACATTTTTGGAAGAAAAAATCATGGAAGTAAAAAACGATTTACATAAATACATTGTACAATTCGATAATGTTTTAAATGAAAATGTTCTAGACAATTTTACAAAACTAGTAAAAACTTTTAAATTTGAAAAAGCAGGAGTTATTGGAAATAATAAATCAATTGTAGAAGAAAAAATAAGAAAAACTTTGAGCATCACTTTGTCTGCTTTAAATGAAACAAGTATGACAAAAGTACATTGGGCAAATTTTTTAAATTTTAATTTTAAAAATTATGTAGATGCTTATGCTCGTCTTTTTAAATTAGATGAAAAATTTTTAATTAATGATATTCAAATTTTAAAATATGTAAAAAGTGGGCATTATAAATTTCATGTTGATGATTGTGCGGTTACTAATAGAAGTTTGAGTTGTATTTATTTTATTAATGATGATTATGAAGGAGGAGATTTACATTTTAAATACCCAAACTCTGATGATGTTACAGTGATTCAAAAGAAAAGAAATAGAATAATTGTTTGGCCGAGTAATTTTTTATACCCACATTCAGTCAAAGAAGTTACAAAAGGAGAAAGGTATTCTGTAGTAGCATGGGCACAATAGGAAAAGAATTTAAATATAAAATAATTAAAAATTTTTTATCAATGGATGAAATTAATTTAATGTCTCATTACTGTGAAATAAAACATAGAATTAATTTAGATAGTTTTGATTTTAGACAAAGTAATGTAGGAGATACTTATTTTTATGGAGACAAATTAATGGAGTCGTTAATGTTAAGTAAAAAACATTTAATTGAAAAAGAAACTAATAAAAAATTATTACCTACTTATTCATTTTGGAGAACTTATACAAAATTTGCTGTATTAGAAAAACATACTGATAGACCATCTTGTGAAATAAGTGTTACAGTAAATATTAATGGAGACGGAACATTATGGCCTATAGTTATGGACGGAGTTGAATTAAATTTAAATAAAGGAGATGCCGCTATTTATTTAGGCTCTGAAGTTGAGCATTGGAGAAATGAGTTTTTTGGAGATTATCAGTTTCAAGCTTTTCTACATTATGTAGACGCTGAAGGAAAATACAAAGATTATTACATGGATAAACGTCAATTTTGGAGTTGCCCACAAAATGCAAATTAATCAAAAAGAAGACGGTTCTGGAGAAATAATATTTTCTAAAGAAGAAATAGATATTATCTCTAAACATAAAAAATTAACATTATCTACTGAGTTTTTAAAACATTTTATTAATTTGTTTATGGGTCTATTTTTTGAGTTTCAAAAAAAATTTGATAAAAAAACAAATAGTATAACATCAAAAAAAAACCAAAAAATTAAAATTGAAAAGCCTAATGACAATCTTTAATAAGGTGTCTTAATAAGGTATAATACCCTATGCCTTTAACAAATGTACAGATAAGACCTGGATTTAACAAACAAGTCACAGAAACTGGAGCAGAAGGCCAGTGGACTGATGGAGATTTTGTTAGGTTTAGATATGGTCTTCCAGAAAAAATAGGGGGTTGGGAACAAATAACTTCAAATACACTAGTCGGTGCAGCAAGAGATCAACTTGTTTGGGCTGATTTAGATGGTAGAAGATACTCGGCTATAGGTACTAATAAGGCTTTAATAATTTATTTTGAAAATGCATTCTACGATATTACTCCTTTAGACTCTGCAATAACTGGAGCAACCTTTACAACAGCTAACACAAGTCCAACTGTCACTGTAAATAAAATTGCTCACACATTATCTGCAGGAGATTTAATTACATTTACTTCTGTTACACCTCCAGTAGGAGCAGGCTATGTGGCTGCAGATTTTACTACAAATACTTTTGAAGTCGTGACAGTTCCAAGTCAAGATACATTTACAATCACTATGGCGGCTAATGCTGGTACAACTGTTGCAGCAAGTGGAGCAGCAACAATAAATCCTTATGTTAAAGTAGGACCATTAAGTCAAACTGCTGGTTTTGGTTATGGTACTTCTGGATGGGGTGGGTCTGCAGGAGTTATCTCAACTTTAAATGGTTTACTACAAGATGACACTGCTGGGACTGGAGGATCAGGAACTTCAATTACATTATCTTCTGTTGTTGGTTTTCCAACATCTGGAACTATAAAAGTTGGAGCAGAATTTATTTCATACACTGGAATTTCTACAAATGATTTAACTGGAATTACTAGAGCTGTAGCAGGCACTAGATCAGCTCATGCGAGCGGAGCTTCTGTTGAAGTTTATCTTGGATGGGGATCGGCTTCACTTACTGGTGGAGTAACTTTAGAGTCTGCATCATGGTCTTTAGATCATTTTGGATCAAAATTAATTGCAACAATAAAAGATGGTAAAACATTCGAGTGGGATACTATAAGTAATGCACCCGCTGCATTAACCACAAGAGCAACTGTCGTTAGTGGAGCACCAACTAAATCTGTTATGTCTATCGTTTCTGAAAGAGATAGACATTTAGTAATACTTGGAACAGAAACTACAATTGGGACTTCAAATACTCAAGATAAAATGTTTATAAGATTTTCAGATCAAGAAAACATATCTGATTATGCTCCAACTTCAGTTAATACTGCTGGTACATTTAGAATAGATTCAGGTACAAAAATAGTAGGGGCTGTAAGAGGTAAAGATTATATTTTAATTTTAACTGACACATCGGCTTATGTAATGCAGTTTGTTGGTCCTCCATTTACATTTTCAATAAGACAAGTTGGAAGTAATTGTGGAGCTATTGGTCAACACTCTATTAAATATGTAAACGGAGCTGTTTGGTGGATGGGTCAAGCGGGAGGATTTTTTGTATACGATGGTACAGTTAAATCAGTGCCATGTTTAGTTGAAGATTTTGTATTTACAGATAAGGGAGACAATCTAGGTTTGAGTTACGCTAATGGAGAACAAATTTATGTAGGACTCAATCATCTTTATGAAGAGATTAGTTGGTTCTACCCTAAGTCTGGATCAACATTAATTGATAGAGTTGTAACTTATAACTACACAGAAAATACTTGGACGACTGGATCACTTTCAAGAACTACTTGGTTTGATGCTACATTATATGATAATCCTTATGCAACAGAATTTTCATCGACAGGTACTCCTTCTTTTCCAACAATACAAGGAGTTACAAATCAAAATGGTGCATCAACTTATTATGCTCATGAAGTTGGTAATAACGAAGTAGATTCAGTTGGTAATAAAACAGCAATACCAGCTTTTATTCAATCTGGTGATTTTGATTTATCAGCAGGAGGAGATGGTCAAATGTTTATGAGTATGAAAAGATTTGTTCCAGATTTTAAATTACTGACAGGAGATGCACAAATAACAATTAATTTAAGAAACTATCCTTCTAACAATTCAACATCTTCTCCACTTGGACCATTTACAGTTACTAATTCAACTGATAAAGTTGATACACGTGCAAGATCTAGATTTGCTAGTTTAAAAATAGCTAACACTTCAACAGATCAAAACTGGAGATACGGAACTTTTAGAGCAGACATACAACCTGATGGAATGAGATAGTCTAATACATATTAATGTTTATTAAACAAATTCAAATTACATGTAATATTTATGAATCTTATTTAGAGGCTAATGAACAAGTAATTAATTTCATTAATAAAATTAATTATAAAAAAGGACAAATGCTTTCTACATTTCACAATCTTGATGAAAAAAACGATAGTGAATTTAAAGATTTATTTAAAGAATTATACAGTGAATGGGTGGTTCAATTTTTAAAAAAAAGTTTACAAAAAAAATTTAAAAAATTAGAATTAATAGATATATGGTGTCAAAAATATGAAAAAGAATCAAGACATGGTATACATTTACATCATGAAAATTGTGATCATATTTCTTTTATTTGGTACATAGATTGTACAGAACAATCCGCTAATACAATTTTTTATAATCCAGGATTTCCTTATTGTTCTTATTTTGAAACGAAGATAAAACCAGAAAAAAATAAAATTGTTTTTTTTGATTCTTTTATACCTCATGAAGTTGAAAACAATAATGATACTAAAAGATGTATTATTAGTGGAAATTTTAAAATATCAAAATAATATAAAGGGTGGAATAGTAAAATAATAAATGTTATTATAAAATATGGCAAGAATAAATATACAACCAGATGGAATGAGAGGATAATGGACCCAATTGAATCACAAATTCAACAAGGATTAGCACAAATTCAGGCTCAGCCAGGTTTTGAGAATTATCAACCTTCTTTTGTTAATCAACCCTTAACACCTATGGGCTTGCAAATAACTCCAGGAGAGGACACAAGGGGGTTACCTGATTTTAAAGAAGTGGCGAAAAGCATAGCAAAGAATAAAGTGCAAGATCTTGCTTTTGAAAGACTGGGTATTGAGGGTTTAACAGGAAGTATTTTAGGTGTGTCAAACATTTTTGGTTTTACAAATCCAATAGGAGCACTAACGACAGTTGGATCACTATTACCTGCAGGTGCTAGAGGAATTGCAAATATTATAAGAAACAGAAGAGTTCAAAAAGCTATTGAAAAAGATATTAAGAGAGATCCACAAGGAACTTTAAATACAATAACAAGTCCAAAAATTATGAATATTCAACCAACACCACAAGACATTCATAGAGGTGGAGGGCCGGGCAATAACACTTCAGATGGATCTAAGGGATCAAGAGGATCAGGAATGTCTGGTTTTGGTGGAGGAGCTGATTTAGCATAATGGCAAGAGTAGATATTATAATTCCTGAACCGACACCAGTTTATACTGAAGACAATCAAAGACAAGTATCACAATCTTTACAAACTCTTAAAGATAAGTTAAATACTTCCTATCAAGAAGAAATTAAAAATGAACAAAACACCTTTAATTATTTTATGTCATGACAATTAGATATAAAAGCGAAACATTTGATTTAACTACGACTAATATTACGACAGTTTTAACTTGTCCTGCAGATGGAACTATTATTGTTAAAAATGTACAAGCAGTTCACGATACTGCAAGTGGTGTAGATACAGATTTATTTATAACAAAATCAGGAGCTTCTCGTGTTCAAATAGGACATGTTTCTTTAAACAAGTCTACCGACAATTTAATTAAAGAATCTCTAAACTTAGAAGCAAGTGATGTCCTTGAAATGCAAGCAGCTACAGCTAACGAAATTACAGGTGCTGTAAGTTATGCCTTAATAGATAGATCACAAGAAAATGGCTAAAAAATTTAAAGACTTTGTAGTTCGAGATAAGCCTAAGAAAAGAGGTCCACGTAAACATAAAAAATCGTTAAATAAAAATGAAAAACGTCAAAAAAATACCCGTAGATACAAAGGTCAAGGAAAAGGCTAGACAAATAACTTTAAAAGCATTATAAAAAGTTATGACTGATTTACCTAAAATACCAGCAGTAGCAAAAGAAATTGTTAAACACAAAAGAAGTGGAAAAGTTTATGCAAACAAAGCAGAGTTTGATGCAGATGTAGCTGATCCAAATACAGATACAACTGTCGATGATTTTAGACAAGATCTTGAGATAAAAGTTACTAAAATTCCTATGGGTATTCATACTAAAAAATAATGGAACCTAGAGGTGCTACGGAGTTGCAAATGGAAATGCTCCATAAACATGTTCCAAAAGAATTACTAGATCAAGTACAGATCTGTACATCCATACCAGGTAAAGTTCCAATTGATCCAACAAAAGTTAATATACTTTGGCAAAAGAATTCTTGGGATCAACCAAATCTACAGGAATTTTTTGGTAACAAAGCAAGACATAAAGAATATGATTGGTATGTATTTAATAGTCACTGGAACTACGAAAAATTTAGATACTTCTTTGATATACCAACTGATAGATCTGTTGTTATTAAAAATGGTGTTCAAGATTTTCCGGTAAGAAAGATTTATAAAAAAGGTGAACCTATAAAATTAATACATCACTGCACACCTTGGAGAGGTTTGAATGTGTTATTACGTGCAATGCAAGATGTAAAAAACCCTAATATTATATTAGATGTCTACAGCTCTACACAAGTCTATGGAGAC